ATCGTAATGGTTGCTGTACTAGCGTCCGAAAGAGCCTCGCTTCCTGTCCCAAACTTTTCAGCGATTAGCTCCAAATTAGTATTTGTGCTTGTTCCCCAAGTTCCCGATTCATCGCCAGTGGCGATCTCTTTTAATCTTAGGTCGTTAACGTAAGTTGCCATTTATGCTACCTCTTTCCAATTAGGTGTTTGGCTATCGTCAATAGCCGTCCAATTAGGAGTTTGACTTGTGCTAACTGCTGACCAGTTCGCTGTTTGAGCGTCATCAACCAAGCTCCAAATATTTGGAGTAGTGGTCGACACTGTAACCGAATTACCCGATACCCCAACAATTGCATCACCATTGATGCTAACGCTTGCCGTAGACGCGACAAGCTCTGTGCTA